TTTACTTGTACGTTGAGAGTGGACGCACCAGTATTGGCGTTAGCAGCCTTAAATTGAACGGTTAAGCCAGCAGTCAGGCTAGCTGTATTGGTATTTGCTGGGAAGTTAGCAATATACGCATCGGCAGCACCAGTATCGGCAACATAGTTCGAGTATGTTGCTAAGTCATTGGTTGCATTAGCTAAAGTGCTAAAGTCTTGGTCAAGCTGCGATAAGGGAATAGCAGATGTCGCTGACGCAAAGGTATTCGGAATAGTAATCGGTTTAGCCACTTAGAACCTCACTCTCAATTCGTGTTCAAACTCAAATGTGTTAATTGTAAATGCGGGGTCGCCTGATGTTAAGGTCATTCCTAAATATTTACCGTATTGCTGTGCATCGGTCTTATACAAGGAATATCCGGGTCCGCTTACCCAAGGTATAACATTACTTAGATTATTTGTCCAAGGAATGGTAATGCCAAAAACGTTGTACCAAGTAACCGTGTTGGTCAAGGTATAAGCTGGAGATGAACCCGTTTCCGAGTCCACTGTAATGTTAAAGGTTGTACCCGTAGTAACCGTAGCCTCAACGCCAATTTTAGTTGCTTGCTTAGTACGAATTGGGTCGCCCATGGGCAAGAGAGCCGTCTGAATAATGCTGTTAATGTCAGCATTAGGAGCAGATACATAACGAATTAGGTTTGTGCCGTTAGAGCCATAGAGCCGCAAAGCTCCTTCAAATGGCACGGATACGATATATGGCACGTCATTACCTTGCCGTAGGAAAAACCATTTTTTCTCAAAAAAGATAGCTGTAATGTAGTCGTTGTAAGGACTTCCTAGCGGATACGGACCAGCACCCGTGTAATAAAAGTTAAACGCTGCACACAGAATATTGTTAATTAAAATCTGTCCCGCATAGACTGGCTTAGTAAAGTCAATATTAGGGAAAACCCCATCTAACGGGTCAGATAACTTTGTAGTGGTTGCACCGACTAGCGCATAGATACCGTAATTGTTCATAAACAATACGGAGCGGAAGTACGGGAATATAGCGTTCTTTAACTTAGAACCAACGGAAGCCGACACGTTGGTGTTGGTAAATAGGGTAACTCCTGAGTTATTTACACGCACGTCCGAGAAGACGTTAATGGAGTCGTCACCAAAAATATAAAGGAAGTTGTTGGCGGACAGTAATTGCTGAATCTCGCCATGCAAGGTAGCGTCCGTCAGAACAATACTTCCAGCCGATACGCTTGTAAAGTCGTTATAGGTTCCAGCAGCCGTGTAATACACGGTACGGTCTTGGGCAATCCATACCCGCCCTGAGAAGGACTGAACAGCGATGCCGGGTTGGTTAATAACGGTGACATTAGCCGAAGCGTTATTACCCGTAGGGCTAGCATCAATCGTAACCGTAATATTGGCAGCGTTGATGTAGCCAGTTCCCGGCTGAGTAATCGTAATACTAGACACTACGTTACTAACCAAAATAGCCGTAGCTGTAGCGTTCACCCCTCCAGTTTGTTGCGTTGCACTAATCGTAACGTTAGGAGCCGTTACATAGCCACCGCCACCACTAATAATGTTGACGGTTGCAATCGAGCCAACAGACACGACATTTGTGCCATCCCATGTAAAGTAGCCCTTAACCGGGTCAATAATGAGCATACGCTCGTTTTCCCACTGGGAAGTCTGTATGCCTACATTGGAGAAGGTTCCAGCTGCAGCAACGGTTCCTGTAGTTTTGGTATCAACGTTGTAGTACTGAGCCGAACCGTCTTCTTGAAAAGCTACGATATAGTCGTTTAAACCAAGATTTGCGTCTGCAATATGGGTTACGGTGTTAGCCCAAGTAATCGCTACGTTGGTTGCGTTAACAGCATTTTCTTGCGATGCAACAATCTTGACGTTACCAAAGCCAATGGGCATGGCGTTCTCAAGCCACGAAAACTCATCATCCCGTATAGCCGTGCGATTATTCTTAGTATTGACCCCTTTGAAGTCTTTACTAACAAGATACGACTTTCTTTGTTCTGGGGACGATGCCATGGCTTAGTACGCTGATGAATAAGGCGTTGGCATCCTACGAGTAAAGACGCTAGCAAGAACATCCTTGGCGTGCTGTATGTACTCTTGTTTAAAAATCTCTGCTTCTCCAAAAGACTGCTCTTTGTACTTGGCTTTATAGCAAGCAAAGAAAGCTACTGGGTCAGTATATGGAGCTAAAATTTCATCCTCATCCGTTCCAGCAGTCAATGGCACTGGTAATACAACGGTGTCAATCTCCGCTGTATAGGTTTCTTGTGGCACTGGTCCTACGTACATTTTGTTCTGTCCGTACATAGAAAACGCAATCGGTAAACCACGGTAGTTTTGCCAGTAACGTAACTGGGCATTAAAGTCTGTCCACGCTAGGTAGCGTAATGGTGTGCGGCTGTTTCCCCAATAGATGTTGACGTTAATTACGTCTAGCGTTCTAGCGCCATCGGGAAAGTCCGTACCAAATGTATATACTTCTTGACCCGTAACAAAGGTCAAAGTCTGAATTTTACGTAAGCAACCAGTATCACGAACTACGTGTGTACGTGCTTCATTGATGTAATCCGTTAACTCTGGGTCTGACCAAAAGTTCCCATTTGCATCATGGAGAAGTCTGCGTACCTCCGTAATGTATTCCGATAAAGTTGCCATTTCTTATCCATGCTGAACTTGTTTTTGCACTGGCTGGGCTTTTACCCCTTTCCCACCTTTCGGCGGTACGGGGGTTACTCGCTCAATCACCGGGGATTGTAAGTGATGCTTTACTGGTTCTAATGCGAAGCTAAACTCTGCCAATTTAGACATAGCCTGAGCATACTCATTGCTCATTTTTAGCCACCCATTGCGAACAAGCACGGTGTACTTATCGTCTTCACCGTACCCAAAAATAAATGCAGCTACCTTTTCAGGAATTTCAACGGTTTTCCCTACGGGGAACTCGTATTTTGTACAAGCGTACTCCGCAGAGAAAGCCGTTTTTCCGTTATTGGTAACGTAAATCATTACAGCGTTACTACTTCGCCATAAACTGAAATATCGCAAGTTCCGCCAGAAACAGCGGTGTTCACTTTGACGTAGAGCGAACCAGCCGTATAAACGGTGGTAGCTGCTGCAGTTGCCAAACCAACATCTTGGTATTTAGTAGCTGCAGCGGTTACGCTTGAGAGAACAACGTTGTTCGATACTGCATTGGAAGTGTTGCCATCATTGGTTGTCAAGATGGTAACGTTTGCCGTTGCAATAGACTTATTTGCGTTGGTAACAGTTATCTGGCGAACAATGTAAGAAGTGCCAGCCACGATTGGCAGTTGAGCTACAGCATTGCCAGTAGCGCCAACGGATACGTTGACTCCTTTGGCAAGACGGTATCTGAACTGGTCGGGGGTATCAGCACCTACGTGACTAAAATTCGCCATGTTCGCTCCTTAGTCGTTATAGGTTCCGGGAGCAGATTCGCCACCGTTAACCGTTAACAAGGTGATGTTAGCGTTAGAGCCAGCATCGTTCAAGAAGCGTACATTCACACCGTCCGAAATAACGAATGGTGACGAAGTGTTTTTCGCAACAATAGTTACCCAGTTAGCACCGTTGTCACGGGTAGCTTGGATAGCAATGTTAGCCGTAGCAAATACTACATAAGCACCAGCTGGAACTAGAGTGTTCGCAGTACCAGTGTCTTGAGTAGTAATGGTTACAGCTTGAAAATACGCACCGGGGGTATTGCTACCAGCGCCAGCGAGAATGATTTTGTTAAGTGCGAGTGCCATGTTATTTTCTCCTTATAGTGTTAACGAGTTATAACCGGTCACTACAGTCATTGACTTAGGCTTGGTTGATACCAACTCAGCGATAGTCAGAACTGCACCAACATAACCAACTTGCCAGTTAGGTAAGGTGGACTCAAAGCCAGTGAATACAAATGAACCTTGGTCATGTACGTACATGGACATATAGTTCGTATTCAAGAGGTAGAGAGTACCTTCTGGGCAATATGGGTCTGGATAAATTGGAACGCCAGCGACCATCAAAGCACGGAAAGCTGCTTGAGGACCGTCAGCAGAGTCATTGAAGCCAGCACCGGGGGTGATGACATATTGCTCTTGTCCAACATAATCTTGAGCCAACAAAGTCCAAGTACCGAATCCGCAAACACCGAAGGTTGGCACTTCTGCGCCATTCTTAACAGTGCCAGAGATGTACTGGAGTACGTTTTGACGAGTTGGGTTTACAGAACCGGCTGCATAAGCCTTGGACTGCCACCAAGTATAAGCACTACGGTCAATGTTACCGTAAGTACCAGAAGCGGAAACCGCAGCTGGCAAGCCAGTAAATTGCTGAGTGTTAGTACTGTTGGTGTACAAGGAAGTAGCCATTGCATCCATCATCACATTGGTTGCATCGTTCATACGAGCTTCAATGAGA